GGATGGACAGTTTCCGAAAGGAGTGTTGTTTGTTGCAACACTGGCATTGGGTACGAAACTCATTTCCTTGTGGAATGATAATCGCATTGCTAGTGATCCACAATCACTCACACCAGAAGACATTGACAGCCAGCCAGGTTGGTTTGGTTATATGATGAAGCAAATCGGTTGGAAAGCCGAATCGTCTGTAACTGGTGCTGTTCCACAACACGTTTTGAAAACTGGCGAAAAGAATCAAGGATGGTGTAATTTCACACGTTCCGATGGTACTGAAACCGGATGTAATGTCATTTATCCCGAAAAGGGTTATGTCTGGTTTCCTTTGCACATTTTCTATCCCAGGTCCAACATGAAGGAAAAACCACTCGAATATGTACGTGGTGAAGTGTTCCGTTCTGCTGACAAGAAAACAAGTAAATTTAAGTTTATTGCTCAGTTGAACCACAATGCTGTCTACATTAAAGACTTGGATATGGTGGAAGTTTTCGTTGAACGTTGTCCTGACATTACGGCAAATTTGAAAAAATTTTTGCCACTGTCAGCACCTACAGGTATTTCGGTGTGTACACTCATGTTGCGAAACAAGGAAGCAAAACTAGATCACGAGAAGGTGACTGTTGAACATGGAACATATGGCCATAAGTATTTGGAGATGCCAGGTGGCTGTTATACAACTGCTAAGGCATCCACTGGTTCGTGTATGGCTATGCTGGTGACTGAAGGGAAGCAACCCGTTGTGGCCGGATTTCACATTGGAGGAAACCCAACTAAGAAATACGGTACAATGCAGACTGTGACACAAAAGCAAGCTCAGGACTTACGGGCAAAACTTTTGCGATTACCAGGAATGCGTGGGATAGCTGCTGCCACCAAACTTCCTGACACGCAGTATGGAAGACGAGTTGTTGAATCCAAGGACGTGCATCCAAACGCGAAATTCATTAGAGAGTTAGACCATGAGGCTGCTATTGACGTCATTGGTTCCACACGTCTGCGTACTGAGGCAAGAAGTAAGGTTGTCCCATCGATTCTGCGAAATGAGACTGAAAAATTGTTTGGTATAAAGAATTGTTGGGGTGCTCCTCGTTTGAAGCCAAATTGGAAGGCTTTCAATGCGACTTTGGAACATATTATCAACCCCTCAGAGATGTTTGTACCTTCTCTTTTGCAACGTGCTCGAGCAGATTGGTCAAAGCCGATTTTGCAGTTTGCGAAAGCACTCGATGCGAAAGAAAGCGTAAGACCACTCACTGACAAAGAAGTTATCATGGGAGTCCCAGGAAAGCGGTTTTTGGACGCAATTCCAATGAACACGAGCATGGGTTATCCTGTGTTTGGTCCTAAGAAGAGAAAGTTTACTTATGTCATGGCTGGCGAATTTTGTGAAGATCGCGTCCCTGACGACGACATTGTTCATGAGTACGAACGTTGTGTTGAATGTTGGTCCAAAGGGGAACGAGCATATCCTGTGACAACAGCAACTTTGAAAGATGAAGCTACCAAAGTGGATTCTGAAAAGGTGCGTGTTTTTCAAGCAGTTGCTTTGGCTCTGGGAATGGGTATACGGAAGTACTTTCTACCTATAGCCCGAGTTTTGTCTCTCAATCCTGAACTGTCGGAATCTGCTGTGGGCGTCAATGCATTTTCCAATCAATGGGATGTTTTGATGTCTCACGCGGAGAAATTTGCACAGGATGGTAGAGTTGTTGCCTGGGATTATTCGAAGTACGATGTTCGAATGAATTCCCAAATGACTTATGCTGTTTTGATGACTTTCATTGATATTGCGGAAGTGTGTAGTTATGGAAAAGATGACTTGCAAATTATGAACGCAATGGTGGCCGATATTATCCACCCTTTGATTGATTATAATGGGACGATGATTATGGCATACAACATGAATACGTCTGGAAACAACATTACTGTGAATATTAACAGTGTTGCGAATTCCTTTTACGTACGTATGGGGTTGTTTCATGCTTGTCCAGAGGTTCAGGATTTTAGGCAGGTGGTGTCAGCAATGACGTATGGTGACGACTTCAAAGGAAGCGTTGCCTCTGAATATCGGGAGCGATTCAATTTTCGTGTTTTTAAAGAATTTCTAGCAGAACATGGAATGAAGATCACTGACCCGAATAAGACTGACAAAGTTGAGGATGACATGGCTGTAGATGATGCCGATTTTCTGAAAAGGCAATCCAGCTATATACCTGAAATTGGTACGCGTATAGGGAAGTTAACGAAGTCTTCCATGTACAAACCTCTCCTTGCTAATGTCAAATCGAAAACAGAAACTCCTGAAGTGGTGGCAATTTCGTGTGTTGAAACATACATGCATGAATTGTTTGCCCACGGGCGTCAGGAGTACGAAAAAGATCAGCCCGTAATGAAAGAACTGTGTGAACGGGTGTTGGACTTTGTCCCACCTGCAGTTGCCTTCACCTTCGACGAACGAGTCGAAATGTGGAAGGAAAAGTACTTGTAAATAAATTGGATACCAAATTTGTACATAAAAGGCTTTATATTTACATTTTCATTTTTTATATTTTATATTTTACGTTTGCACGTTTGCACGTTGTACAATTGCATAAAAGTTTATAATTTTCCTAATTTTTGTATTAATAGAAAGTTCCCAATTCTGAATTGGGCTTATCCAGGAAGTGCCTGGACAACATTGGATGGCGAAGTAAGGCCTCAAGCGTTGGATGACGCGAATTCAGAAACTTCTCTATCTCTGTGGGGAATTTTCGGTTCGATAACATGCTATATCCTGTATGCAATTGTAAAAGATTTGCGTAAGGAATGGCCTTCTATTGAACAAACAACAGGGGAGCATTCTCAAGCAACGACCGTACGTGTCAATGTGACAGAGGTGGAACCCCACGCAGAGGAATTACCTGTGAGTATTCCTGTAGGAGACGGCAAGGAACAGAACGTTCAGTTTTCTGACGCTCATCCTGGCTATATGCAGGAAACCCCAGGTGACTTCGAT